GTTGTACACGCTGTTGTGATGGATGCGGCTATCATCGATTCCAGCCGCGTAGATGGCCCCTGTCACACAATTGCGAAACTCGTTGTTGGCGATATCGCAGTAGGCCGCCCCTAGCCCCTCGGGGTCCACGTACACCCCATAGCCGCAACCATCGAACTTGCAGCCCTCGATCACGCTCTGCCAGCTGAAGGCCAGCTCCACGCCGGTCACTATGTCACTGTCAAAGTAACAGTTGCGGATCACGGCGTTATCGCCATACCGCCCGGGACCGAACTCCGCGAAGATGCCGCGCGCCCCCGTGTCCTGCGGCTCGCCCACGAAGGCGAACCCCTCCACGGTCACGTCGCAGGCCCGGATTTCGATGCACCAACCCAGATCCGCGGCCGGCGTCCACAAGACGCCAACCGGACTGGAGGGACACACGCCGATGATGCTCACGCCGGGTACCGTCACGATCACGCTCTCGGCGACCACCGTGGCATAGTCGTTCGGGCCAGCGTACTGCCAAGTGCCGTTCGCCATCACCAGGATTACGTCACCACGGTACGCCTCACACTTGGTCAACGCAGCCGCCACCGTCGTCAGCGGCGCTTCCGGGTCCGTGCCATCCCGCCTATCGTCGTTATCCACGTAGTTCGGGTCCACATAGAACACGGTTCCCGTAGTATGCGTGCGGAGCCCACGTTCGGTATCGGTCCCTGGCACCCCCATCTGGCCGGGAAACCAAGGCCGCATTCTCGTTAGAGGCAACCCTATGTTCACAGATCACCTCCTATGTCGGTGGCAGAATGGTGAACCCGTTATCGCCAACTTCCGCTTCGGCGGTGTCCTCAGCCATGTTACCGATCCATACACCAGCACCAGCAGCGCTATCCCAATACCCGCCAACGGTAGAATAGTCGCCCGGGAACACGTTCCCGTAAACAATGTTGTGCCCCTGAGACCCACCACGCAGATCGAGCTTTAGCGCCGAGGCAATCAGCCCGTCCACCGCGAACACGTTGCCAGCGAAGACGCTCACGTTGAACCCGACGATGGCCCCCAAGCCACCGATATGGTTGTCATTCTCCCAGAACAGGTTGTTCAGGATCTCGCACTCGTACGGGCTGGCGTTCGGCGTGCTCGTCACAATGATCGCGAAGGCGCTCGAATCGCCCTGATGCAGCTCCAAGAACTGACAGTTCCGAACCGTCAAGCGGTGCGGCGCCCCCTGCAACTCGATACCGTACTTACCAGACCAGAACCCGTCGAAGATGCAGTCCTCGATCACGTTCTTGTAGGCCAACCCACCCAGCACGGTGTCCTGGAGAAGGATCGCCGCAGAACTCGCCGGTACCGTGAACGTGAACCCGCTCACCGTCCAACCGATCTGCCGGATGGTCAGGCACGGGGTCGTCGCCAGCGCGCTCGTCCAGGTCGGCTGATGCCTCGTATCCCCAGCGCCCACAATGGCCACGTGCGCCGGAGCGGTGATCGGCACCAGCACGCTCTCGGCGATCGTCGCCTGATTGGCCACCACGATCACGCTGCCCTCGGTCAGAAACGGACTGGCCACCGCGGCCGCTATCGTGCTCAGCGGGTTCTCGGGGTCCGTTCCATCCGCCGTTGCCGTGGCATTGGGATGTTCATCGTCCACGTACAGCACGATGCCCGTAGGGGCCGTGCGCAAACCGCGCGGCACGTCCGAGCCGGGCACGCCCATCTGCCCAGGAAACCAGGGCGCCGCCCTCAAGAGCGGAAGTCCGATTCCGTACATTGTCCCCTCCCAGCGCGTTCACACGCGCCGTCTTTGATCATACCGCCTATTCGTCCGTGGGTCGCCAGATCGGCGGCGCGTAGTTGGGCTTCAGCGGGTCCGTGCTCTGCAGCTTCGGAAACCCGCCCTGCAACTCCGCCACCCGCTGCCTGGTGACGATCGACTCCAGCCGCCCAGTCGGGTCCGTCTGAATGTACGGCGTGGGATCGGCCAACTCGTAGCTGTCCCCAACCGCCACCAGCCCCAGCAGGGCGGCGTGCTCCGGACCACCGTGCTCGATGATTCGGTACGGCGGTTTCTTTTCTCTTGCCATCTCTCGCTCCCCCGTTTCTTGTGTCCCCCGCTGGGCTCCTGCCCGCTGCAAGAGCCCAGGTCATCCAGCCATGTCCGGCTCTCTCACGTTACGGCGCCGTGCCGCTGGAGTAGAAGCACCCGTTCGCGTCGAACATGTTGCCCTCGTTCGTGACGCCCACAGTCGTGTCGATGTACGTGCCCCACTCGTCGTGGACCTTGATCACGACGTTGCCCGTGGCGAAGTCCCCCATGATCGGGGCCACGTCCGCCCCAGCGCCCAGCATGGTCGCCACGCTCTCCATGTCGCTTTTCTTGCGAAGGATCATGGGAGCCGGAACGCCCTGCCGCCTGGCCAGCACGAACGGGACGATCCCGCTAGTCTGCCAGTCCGTGAAAGCGTACCAGGGCAGGTTCGGAGCCGCGCCAGCGATGTACGGGTCCTCGATGGGAGTGAAATCGCCAGCCACGACGTTGACCGCGTTGGTCGCCAGCTCGGGCACCAACTGCGACTGCCGGATCGTGCGCACCTGATCGACCAGCCCCGGATGGTACACCAGGTAGGTCATGGTGGCCGAGATCGGCTGCGCATCGGCATCGACCCGCTGGTTGAAGGCCATCCGCGCCGTCGAAATGCGCGCAGAGGTCAACCGCCCAGTGGTCGAGTAGAGCGCCCCGAGCAGAACCAACCGAGCGATGGTCGTCGCGTTGGTGTACATCCGGCTCACGTACTTCTCAAGCGTCCGCCGCGCCGCCTGGCCCATGTTGCGGGCCTGATCGGTCAGGTAGCCGATGTCGTCGTTGACCAGGGTCTCCATGCTAAACTCAAACTGTTTCTCCCACTTGTAGACCCTGTACTGCCGCTTGACGGCATCGTCCACGGAGCCCGCTCGCGCCTCGCCCTTCTCGCCCACGTACTCCAGATCGTCCAGGCTACCACGGTTCTGATAGCGCGTGACCTGCATGAAGTTGGGCAAGGTGTCGGGCTTCACCAACGGCTCGAACGCGAACCGCTTGGCGTTGTACGGACCCCACATCTCGCGCTGCACGAACTCCTGGATGGCGTAGGTAAAGTCCGCCGAGATCATGACCTCGCCCAGTCGCTCGGGCATGATCTGCGGGTCGAGTCCGTTCAACCCGCGATCCAGGTACTGGAACATCTCCCTTGACTCAGCGATCCGGCTCTCCAGCCCCTGCCTCTGCAGCTGGAGTGCGCGCAACTCGCTAAGCATCCCAACGATTCGTCGCATTGTTTGTCCTCCTCTGCCTGGCCGCGCCCGCCGCGCGACCTATTTCAGCAAAACGCACACTTCAGCTTCGACCAACTCGTTCGCCCAAGTCAGTGGCCAGATGGCCGCCACATTCGGCCCGCCCACACCCGCGTCCAGATATTCGTCCTGATCGTACCAGAGCCAGCCCGCCAACGGGTTCACGAGGCCATCGTTATTGAGCGCGCTCAGACTCAACGTCACGCCGGAAGTCAGCGGATCGCTGTCATCCACGTACACCGGCTGGCCGATGATGGGCGCGATCTCAAACGTGGCTGCCGCCCTCTGGTCGTAGGTCAACACACTGGCCACATACGCCCTCACGATCATCCCGCGTGCGACGTTCATCTGCACCAAGCCGGTAGTCCGATAGTGCACCACCACGCCTGTCAACTGGCCCACTTGCCGCCCGTCCGCGACAGTCTGCCCGCCAATCGCCAACACAGGATGCAGCCCATCGGCCAGGATATCCTTGTCGCCGGCACCGTCCGACTCGCTATTCAGCCCCTCTGGCCATAGATCGGCCAGAGCGACTTGCCTCTCGATATAGGGGCCGCTCGATCCCTGCCAATCCGTTCCGCTCAGGAAATCATCCGGCATGTTGTTCCTCCCCTACTTCATGAGCACGTAAACGTCGTACTCGGCGAACGCCACCGACCATGCCTTCGGCCACAAGGCCGCCGCGTTCGCTCCGCCGACGCCGCTGTCCAGGTACTCGTCCTGATCGTACCAGAGCCAACCGGCCAGCGGGTTCACAGTACCCGCGCTGTTCGTCGCGGCAAGGCTCAGCGTCACGCCGGCACTCAGGGCCGCGCTATCGTCCACGTACACCGGCTGACCGATCACCGGAGCCGCCTCGTAGGTATCCGGATGCGCCCGGATGTTGGCAACCTTGGCCTTGACGATCATGCCCTTGGCGATATTCACCTGCACGAGATTGGCGTTCTCGTAACTCACCACGACCCCGCACAACTGGCCAACCTGGCGACCGTCCGCCGCCGTTTGCCCACCGATGGCCACGATCGGATGCAAACCGCCGGCCAGGATGTCCTTGTTGCCGCCGCCCACTTCGGACGCCAGTCCCTCGGGCCAGATGTCCGCCGTAGATAGCATCCGATTCACATACGGCCCGCTTGAACCCTGCCAATCAGGCCCATGCACAAACTCGTCCATTGAAGACCTCCTACCCGCTATCTAGCGGTGTTTATACCTGCCGACCCGTGTACTTGGTGATAACCGCCTTGGAGCGCTCCGCGAACTCCTCGCTGGTCAGAGGACCTTGAGGCCCCGCAGACTGATCGCCCTCCGATAGTGCCCAGGGCCGCCCCGCGCGCGTGGCCTGCTGGAGCCACGTCTTCTGCTCGGCGATCCGTGCAGTAACGGCCGCTTCGTCGAGAAAGGCGATCTCGGCCAGGAGGCCGGTCAGCGCCTCGGGCAGCTTGGCCGTCGCACAGAGTTCCCGCACTCGCTCCGCGCTCACGGTGACGATCTCCGGCTCCGCCTCTGCGGTTGGCTCGACAACCGGTTCCGTGACAACTGGCTCGGTCACGACTGGCTCGACGGTCTCGGGGACCTCCGCCTCGGCGATAGCCTCCTGCACCAAGTCAGCGAGCACCGCGTCCTCCGCCTTCGCCTCTTCCAGCGCCTTACGCAGAGCCTCCATCAGTTTCGCCCTATCCACCTTCACAATGTTCACCTCCTGCCGGGCATCCGGCGTACCGCTTTCCGCCAGGCCCACGGCCCTGCCGCCGGCCCCGGCATGACTCACCCAGTCCACGTTCCGGGCTACCGTGAATCGCTCCACCAGCGAGCCCTTGCGCCCGTCCCGCTCAAACCCCTTGCGCACCAGTCCGTCGCCGAGAATACTGCATTCCAGCTTGTCCAGCAGGCCCAGCTCGGCCAGGTTGCGGGCCCTCTCGGCAAAGGCCGGGTCGTGCACCGCGACCTGGAACATGGCCCCGCCGCTGTCGCTATAGCCCACGTGCGGACCCACCGTGCTCACCCAGTTCTCGTTCGAGCGCTGGTCCTCGCGGTGGTCAACCTCGTGCATCTTGGTCCCTTCCCAGATGCGGATGGAGTCGCCGCGCAGGGTTTCGTCCGGATAGTAGTGACCGTCCTTCGTATTGCCCCAGCCAGGACGGATAAGCTCGGCGATGAGCGTCAGGGGCCCTTGCCTGTTATCCCCCTCAGCCAGGCGGATCACCCGCCCCACGGTGGCCTCGGCCAGGACCTCCGGCTCGCCCACCGGCTCGGCCTCTATGGTCGGCTCCTCGAAGGCCACGCTCAGTTCGGTTTCCATCTCCGTCAACAGGGCGCGGATCTTGGCGATGCGCTCCTGAGGAGTGGCCGCCGTTTGACCATCCTCCGCGAAGCTCCAAACGTCCAGAATATTACTCACCATCTGTTGGAACTGATCTGTCACCGCTCGCACGTTCTTGGCCTTGGCATCAACCTCACGACGAGCGCGCAAGTCCGCGAATGTGAACACGCCGTAAGGCACCCACCCAGGACGCATTCCAGGCACTTCGGCCTCATTATCATCCTCGGCCATGCTCTCCGCGGTTGGCACTTCCATGTCCTCGGCTTTGTAGAGCGCTTTCAGCGCGCGGGTTGCTTTGGCCTTGTCCGGCCCCTCGTACTTATTGCCCCGGTATCCGCCGTGCAGGGCTGCCCACGCCGCGCCCATCAGCCGATGATCGGGAGTCCCGTTCTTCTTGACCTGGAGGTGCCAAGTACTCGGGCTATCGGCGTCCTCCACAACGAGAAAGTCACTCGCCGGATAGTCCTTGCCGCCGACCGTCTTGTCCGCTTCCGCCACCGCCGCGTTGGCGATGCGGATGGCCCGCCCCTCGCATTCCTCGGTGCTACCATCGTCGGCCAGACAGGCTTTAAGGGCGCTGTTCGCCGTGGCAACCCACTGCCGCTTGCCCTTGTCGCTCAGGCCCTTCTTGTGCCGCTCTACGTCAGTCAAGGTCCAAGGCATAGTCGCCTCCTAGTTTAGATGGGTCGGGCAATGATCGTTACGACCGTGTTGCCCGCCTGAGCCACCGGAGCCCCGGACGTGCCGCTCCGTACCTTCAGGTAGCGGCAGGCCATGAAACTGTACGGGTCCAGAGCCTCCATCGAGCTGGCCACCACGCCGGCCAACGCCACCTCGACGCCGCTCAGGCGCAGGTCGGTGTAGACCACGCCATCGTAGGACCCCTGGAACGTGACCGCGTTGGTGTCCCAAGCCGCGTCCATCTGCAAGCCCACCGGAACGCCGATGGCCCGCAGATCGGCCACGCCGCTCAGGCTCTCCGTGTCGAGGATCGTCACAGTCGTCGCGCCCTGGGGCGCAGGAGGGGCCTCGAAGATCACGCCGTTGGTCGCTTTGGTCGGCCCGCGCTCGCCCATGCTACGCCTCCCCCTGGCTCAGCTTCACGAGGATTCCGAGCGCGCCGGGATCGCCCACCACGCCGCTCTCCCTGGCCATGATCCGGCACCGCTCGGCCCCCAACTTGTGCAGCAGGATCGGCCCGTAGGCGATACCCTGGTCCGCCACGGCCTCCTCCTCGTAGGACTCGTAGGCCGTCTGCACGTTGTCGATGGTCGTGGTGCCCACGACCACGGCCGCAACCTGCTCCGCCGTCTCTGTAAACCAGCTGAGCACGCCGGCCACGTCCGCGCTGTACGGGCTGTACTGCACCTGCCAGTCGAAGGCGTTGTCGTCCGCCTCCGGCTCGTAGGTGAAATAGAGCATCATGGCGTCGTAACCGGCCACGCTGAACTCCACCGGATCCGGGTCCCAGGCCCCCGCCGCTGGAAGGATTGCCAGGACGCGCGCCACAACCGTCGGCCCACTGTATGCGCTCGGCCCATATCCGATAGACATAATCACCTCTCAGGCACAAAAAAACGGGGCCACGGCCCGCTGGTGTGCAGGCCGCGCCCCGTTATGGTGACGCTAGGTTACAAGGGCATCATACGATATATGTCACAAATTGTCAACTATCCAGCCGCCCATTCCCGGCCAGCGCCTCCAGCAGATCGACCGTGCTGCCCATGCTCCGCGGCTCCAGGTGCACTACGCGAGGCTCAGTCCAGATGCGCGGCACGCCGCCGCAGAATGCCACCGTGATCTGGACGACGATATGGCCGTCGTTCCGACAGCCGGCCACACTACGCAGGCGGGCCAGGAGGTTGTCCCACTGCTGGACGCTATCGCTCACGCCGTCGCCCCTCCTGTGCCTATCATACCGCCGGCGTCCGCTATCGGTACTTCCTTCCTGTCCAGAATGCAGCGACAATTTCCATTGCAATCTGATCCCTCACCTGGCACAGGTAGCACACCCTCGGCCTGCCATCCTTGTCCAGCGAAGATAAGACACGCTGGGCAGTGATCAGCAGGTGTCAGTTGTCGTCGCTCCAATCGCGTCATGCCCGCCTTTGGCTTGGGCAGGTGCGCCCGCTCGACCGCGTAGAACTCTTTACGAGCATTCCCCATGTACATGTGCAGCCGATTCTGTGCCTGAGCCGTGGACACCGTGCCGTTGGCGATGCCGTTCGCTAGGCCGGCCAGGTGTTTGTATTCAGACCGCAGGTTGCCGCCGATCCGCCCATAGTCCGCCGGCGTGAGCCTGTCCCAACCGCCAGCGGCCAATGCGCTGTTCTGGAGGTGCTGGCGCTTGACAAGTTCGGCCGTCCGTGCGGCGTAAACTTTGGGCGTGATCTTGCCGTCGTAGAGCGCCTGCGCCCCGTCTAGAATACGGCGTTCTCGCCCGTTGATCGAGCGCTCCAAGAGGGCAGTGATCCGCGTGCGAGCCACATAGCGCCCGGCACTGTCCCGGTAACGCTGGCTGACGGTATCCCAGACGTAGCCGCGCAGAATGCTCGTCTTACGCTTTGCCACGAGGCTCCTCCGCCGCGTCCAGCAGCCGATAGATCATGCCTGCACCTCCGCCACTATTATCGTCTTTCTAGCTCGCTGAACTGGCCGAGCATTGCATTCCAGTCAGTGAACAATACTGCCTTATCGTCGATGTACGCCACGGCTGGCGGCTTCAGATTGGTCACCTTGAATGGGTATGCCTCAGCATTAGGGAAGTGGCGATTATCCCATTCCCGCAGCCAAGTACGAATCACGTCAAAATCAGTGCGCGCCGTATGTACTACGATATCGTATCCGCGCCCATACAGCTCCCGCAGTGCCTGGATCGCGCCAGGCATTGGCTCATCATAGATGCTGCCTTCACACCACCCCCACCCACCCGAGTAGCGATGGATCACCCCGTCAAAGTCGATTGCCAGTATTGGTCTCATATTGTGTACGATTCTTCGACCCCATGTCCGCAACACGCTGACGCTACACCTGGTATATACCCCAAACAGGCGTCCTCACCGCCTAGTAAAGGCATATGACCGCACCGCATACACACACGCGAATCGTCATAGGGAGTACCCGTATCAGCATACACCCATCTACCGGATATGTAACGGATGGCGTGGCCTCGTGAATAGGAGCTAGCAGTCATTCTATCTGCCCTTCTCACTCATGCCTACACCTTCCCCATCTCCAGTTGCACCACCGTTGCCGCCTCTAGAAGCGCAGTGACGACATTAGGCCGCGTCGAACTTCCTCAACGCACTCGACGACACACTGCGCACGAATCGTCACAAGCGCTTCCTGAGCCCAGGCTATATCCGCCCCCATTGGCTCCCTGCCAGGAACCAAAATCTGCGTCAGTGCAACAAGCGCCTTCGCTGCCCACTCATGAGTTTGAGCACGCGATTCCAGATATTGCAGCGCCAGATCAATGCGGTCTTGGGATGTCAGGCCGCCCCGTGTCACATCGTTCGGCATGGTCGTCTCCTCCATCTGCTCACCGGTTCTCCTTACCGCCAGCTCACTCCGCCGCGTCCAGGAGGCGCTTGAACTCGGTCCCCACGTCCGGGTTGGCGTACCAGTCCAGCCGTGCTTCGGCGATGTCGTCCGGCGTGATCTCGCTCAGCGCCTCTAGCAGATTGGAGTCCACATCCCCGGTCAACTCGCCAGTGCCGGTCAGGGCGTCTCGCACGGCTGCCTCGGCATCGGCGGGCGAATCGCCTAGGTCGATGAGCGCCGCTATCTGAGCCTCGATCTCCTTACGGGAGACGGGCATGGCCAACCTCCTCCCACTTGACTTCCAAACTGGCTTCCTCGAGCTCGGGAGTAAAACGTGAAATCATCTGGCCTTCTAGCACATCAGGCCAACTCTCATGCTGGTAAGTCAGACACAGACAGCTATGAATCCAATCGTAGAAACTGTTGACCATGACGGCCCCTGCTGGTAGTCCTTTGACACAGCGCACGTGAATCTCGGAGCCCTCTGTGTTAAGTCGCCCCAAGAGCAAAGGGCTTACCACAAGCGTCTTTAGCCTTGCCATATGCCCCCCTCCTCAGCCCGCGTAGGCATTCCGGTCCTCCAAGAGCATCCCTTCATATGTATAGTCAAAAGCTCTTTTCACCATGGTAGTAGTTTGCAGATGATCATAACCTGTATTCAGAGGAGTCCACGTGTACTCGATGTCATGCTTCGGGATCGGATACGACCCAGGTTCCGGCTCCACATAGGGCCCTGTCCGCTGTGCCCCTGTCTGCGCCTCCAATTGCGCCACTCGCCGCTCCAGCGCCTCGATACGCGCCAACAGGTCACGCTTCCGCATGGTTGCCCTCCCACTCCAACCCGGCGATGATCCTATCCGCCGCCTCGCCGATCAGGTTACGCTCGACCACCGGCGGCAATTCGTCCCCCTCTTCCTCGGGCGGGTTCACCACGTCGTCCGCGTCCCCGACGCCGAGGCTCTGCAGGGCCAGCACCAGCACCCGGTTCCCGGCCCGCTCCACTTCGTCTATCGGAACGGCACCGGTCGTCGCAATCGCCGAAATGGCCGACGCCGCCTGCTGCACCGCCTGCGGGTCCAGCGATACTAGAGCATCCTGGTTCACGTCACAAGCGGTGCTCTCGAAGGTCTGGCCATTATACTTCTGCGCCGCCTCTAGGACGATCTGGCACAGATCGCGGAATACATCGGCCCATATCAGTTGATAATCGTTGAACCCTCTTTTTAGAGGGATCTCCATGCTGGTAGATGTTGCCAGCCGGAACGCCTCGCCCTTGCCGGCGTAGTGGGGGAACAGGCCGCCAGCCAGCGTGGCCATGCCGAAGATGGCCGTGCTGTCCAGCTCGGCCTCCTGCGCGCCCGAGTTGCCCATGTTGATCGGCGATCGGTCCACCGCCTCGTTCTCCAGCCAGTCGGAACCGGCGGACGCGGGCGGATTGCGCTCCATGCCCCCCTGGGTGACGTTGCTCGACTGCACGCGCCCCTGGACGTAGGCTAGCGCTCGCTGACCCCCCTTCACCTTCACCTTGCTGTCGTACATGGCCCGCTTGCGCACGACCGCCGCCCGGTCCTGAAGGATCTTCCCATAGGCGCTGCTCCAGGTCAGGCCGCTGGTCATCTGCGGCCAGCCGCGTCCCTCAGTGCCAAGGTTGATCTGCACGGCCACCACGTTACAGGTCGTGTAGGCTCGGCCCGTCTCCGGCATGGCGATATCCATCCGAATAGCGCCGGTCGCCGTGCCGATGGCCTTCTCCCACCAGGCGTCCAGTTCGTCGGGCTCGGCCGTCCAGTCGGGGTAGTAAAGCGACTTGCCGGCCATGGGCCCATTGGTGATCGCCCGCTTGTAGAATAGCACCGTGTCTCGGTCGTCCGGGTGCCGCACGATCTCGGTCACCTCGTCGGTGAGCAACCGTCGCGTCGTCACCTCTCCAGTCACCTCGGACACAAAGTTCACAAAAAACAACTCGCCGTCCCTCAACAGGACGTCCGAGTTGTAGCGCAAGCGCCTCTGCCCGAATACCGGCCGGTTCCGTTTGGCCGTCCAGTATTCCTCCCACACCGGCACCGCCGCCTCGTCGTCTGGCACGATGTCCACGTTCAACCCGTAGCCAAAGTAGGTCCAGAGCCGCACGACCCAGCGCGTGAGCGGGTCCCACCGGTACTGCCAGCGAGAGCGCTCGACCTTGCGCATCCGGTCGGACTCTGACGACGGCTTGCCGGCGCCGCCCAGGTGCAGCACCTCCTCGTACTGGAGCTGGTCCACCAGGAAGGCTAGGGTCTCGGCGTCCAGTTCGCTCAGGAGGCCGTTGTAGGCATCGAACTCCCACGGCTTGTCGCGGAACGCCACCCGGAACGCCTGGGCCTCTGCGGCCTGCGCTCGCACGCTGGGGAGCAGCCTGCCCGCTGCGCGCGAAAGGCCGCCCTCTAGCCGCTCGACGATGCTCGCCATACCTGCCTCCAAGCCCCCCGGTTTGTGAGTTCACAATCTTTTCACATCGGCGCCCAAAGTTATAGAACAATGGCTTTTATCCATAGATTGCCGTCTTCTAGTCTTGATCTCCTAGGCCCCGCGCCTATATGGGCGCGTCAGTAAGGCCCCTACTGGCTTAATTATGAAAATTACACTAGTAGTATCTATTAATGTAATTTTCATAATTAAGCCACGCCGTGCTCACTCGCACACCTCTTCGGGTATACTACGAGAGTGCGCCCCGGTGCCCTCGGCCGGGGCGCTCTCGTTGCCTCGCTGTCGCTGCGCCAGGCCCCTGCGGTAGCACGCATCCCCAGCCAGTTGCTCAATGACCTGCTCGATGTCCTCTCGCAGAGAAGGCGACGCCTCCCGCACAAGGGCGTCTCGGAGAGCCGGCAACGCCGCCGGGTCGTCTATTGCCGCAATGCCCAATAGGGCGCCGTCCCGCACCCTCATGTGCGGCGACAACAGGCTGTCTAGTAGCAGCCCCAATCGGTCGCGCCGAGTAGCCGCATCATCCATATAGCCGAGCCAGCGCAGGGCCTCGCCAGCAACCTCAGTATTCGTGGCCTCGTCTGCAATGAGATTCGCAATGGCCTCTAAGGCATTACTGCCCTCAGTCCTTATCAGCTCCACCAGATCCCTTGAGAACGAGCTCTCCATGCCATCCTCGAAACGCAGCTCTAACGCGCGCGCGAACAGCGTGCGCACGTCAGCCACGGCGGTAGTTGGCTTCCAGGTTGACCCAGAACTCCAGGGAGGTGCCGAACGCGCTCGCGAGTCGACGGGCCACGTCCAGGTTGATCACCCCCCCGGTATCGATGACACTGCGCACGGTCTCCTCCGTGCAGCCCATGCTCCTGGCGAGGTCGCGCTGCGTCCAGCCCCTGGCCTCCAGCTCGCGGGCGATGGTGCGGCCTGGCGGAACGAGGCGGGCGGAATGATATCTTGACGGCATGTATACGATGTCCGGTAGCGGCTGCGGAGGTCCCTCGACCCAGTGCACAGGGCCAGGCGTGCGGGTAGTCACGAAGTCCATATCGCTCATTCGTGGGATATGTTTTCTCACTCCCCCTCCTCCATCCACCGCTTCTGGCGTGGCCGGTCGGCGCCCGCGTGTCGGCACATCAGGCACGAACACGGCCTGCAGTGCGTTTGGGCAAAGTAGCCCACCAGGCGCGGCGTGATCCACTCTCCAGCATCGCCCTTCCACCTGCGGCGCATCAGGAGCCGACGCGCCCTGGCCTTGGCTACGCGCTCAGTGTGCCGCCGGTAGGCTCGCCCCTGCACACCATCCTCCTCTATCGCCTACCACCAGCCCAGCACGCGCCCGGCCAACACCACTACAAGACCCGTCTCAAACAGCGTGCACAGATATTCAACCGCGCCATATAGCCTTCGTGGTTTACCAATCATAAATGGGCAGCCAAATATGCTCGTTGCTGCCAATAGTATTGCCACCCATGCCACAGTATTCATATTGCCCCCCTATGCCTAACCAATCAGCGCGCCACCAACCTGGGCTCCGATTTCAATCTGTCTCGCTCTCGCATTGCAGCGACGGCTGGGTCCCGATTATCGGGACTAGAGTCACCAGGTATCTTACGGCGCCGCGCTGGCCCACCGCACCTACGGGTACAGATACGTACATCTGTGCCCAGTATCGGCGGCATCACCACCGACTTCGGTGCGGCAGGCCCGCCGTGGGTATAGGGCCGTTGCCGACCACACGGGTGTACCCGAGTTTCGCCCACGGCTGAGCCTAGCCGTGACCGGGTGTAGCAGTCGCGGGCACATGCATCGGTGCCCTCCCGGTCCACAATCATTATACCATATTAATACCGCGCCCAGTAGTCTGGCGCCCTCATTAACATGCCCTCGCCGGCATCCAGCGAGTCGAGATGGTCGCATATCGCCGGTCCGGCCAGCGCCTGCACCACCGAATCCGCCAGGTCCGTCGAGCGCCCGAGCCTGCGCCGGATGCTCAGCTTCGGCTCCACCTGATATACCGCCCGCCCCGTCACACTGTAACCTGGCGCCAGTAGCTCGCCAGTCAGCCGGTCGTCGTCCGGGATGCAAACGTCCAGCCCGTTCTTAGGGTCCAGCATCTCGCGCACCGTCCACCAGGCCGCGCTGCGGGCATTGGCGAACCCGTAGAGCCCCGCTTCGTCCAGCAGATCCACCCCCCGCGAGGCCACGAACGGCCGGCTGCGCAGTCTCCGCGCCACGAGCATCTGGTGCACTCCGGCCCCCAGCCCGATAGTGTCCGGTAGGGCCACCGCGCCAGGATGATCCTGCAACAACCGCGTGAGTACCTCCACCGCCTGGGCGAGCACCGCGTTGGACGGCGCCTCACTGAGCACTAGCACCTCTTTGATCTTGATGTGATTGTAGCACAACGCGATGGTCGTGGCATCCCCGCCCACGGCGTACTCGCCAAAGTCGGCGCCCAAAGCGGTAAGACTGCCGGGGAAACCCGCATCCCGCCACTCCTGCCAGCGTGCGTTCGCCGCCTCCAGCCATTCCATCGGAATGACGCCGACATTGCCCTCTTCGGCGAACTCGGCCAGAACACGATTGCGGTAAACGCCAGAATCTGCCCCCCACTGAAGCTTGCGCTGCTCCACCCATTCGGCGCTCACGCGGCCAGCGGCGATCGTCTCCTCGACGGTGATGTGCCGCGTCCACCAGTCCTCGTAGCCGGGTTGGTGTGAGCATATCTGGTAGAAGCGGCCTCGCTTGCCTGCGGGCGTGCTGATGGCCAGCGCCAGGGCTTCGGACCCTCCCGCGCCCGCGTTGGCAAAGGCCCCCTCCGTCGCATTCCAGGTGGCGTCCGGGATGGCCTTGGCCTCGTCGTAGATGTAGGCCAGGTGCGTCGCATGAGCGCCCTCGATGTTGTCCGCGCTGTCAGAGGCCACGCCGAAGGCCTCGCCCGTTCGCAGTCGCAGGATAAGGCTCAGCAGTTCGGTTCTGTCATTGAACGGTGGCCGCCCTATGCGCAGTCGCCGCGCCCACTTGTGAATCTCGGGCCAGAGGTAGTGCACGAGTTGACGCCAAGCGCTTGCAGTGGTGATCGCCTTCCAGTCGTCACCGTCCCTAGTCGTGGCGAACCAGAGGACTACCCATGCCGCGATGGCCGTCTTTCCGCTGCCATGGGGAGCTCGCACGGCGACGCGCTTGCGTTCTTGCAGAGCGGCAAGTATCTCGTTCTGGTAGGCGGCTGGCCCATCGCCCGGCTGCCACTTGATGCAGTCGCGGACCCATGCCACGGGATCGTTGCGGTAGGTCTGGCGAAGGTGATCCGTGTCGAGCCTGCCATGGCGCCGGCGCAGCTCGAGTTCAGCCTTAGCGCGCAACCGCCAGGACTGCTGCGATGTCCTCTCCGCCAGCGATGCGCTCAAGTTGCTCCTCAGTCAGTTTGCCCACGTCAATGTTCAGCAGATGGCCGCCTATGTCGTGCCGCTCAGTATAGCCGCGAGCCTTCCCCTTGGTGGCCAGGTGGAAGCGGATCATGGGTCCATCGCCATCGCCGATCTGCTCAAGCATCTTGGACTCGGACAAGTCGAGGCTGCGCTCGTTTTCGTCGGCATAGGCGGCCCGCGTCTCTTCCCAGTGATCAATGTACGAGCGAGCCGTATGCCAGTTGCAGCCGTCAAGATTCTTGGCGATCTTCGAGACGATCCCGAAGCTGCCCTTCGTGGCCTCCAGGATCTGCGCTTTGGTGAATCGAGCCCATGGCCGAGTCACAGCCTACCCCTTCGCGTTATTCGCAGTCAGCCAGCCGCGCGCTTCCCAGATTCATCCCCGGACCGCTTGACAAGCTGCCAACATTATCATATAATGGCGGAGAAGCGCAGTAATGAAAGGATGCCAGGCCATGAACATGCAACAAGGTGCCAAAGGAATCAACTGGACTGATGCCACCTGGAACCCCGTCACTGGTTGCAATCATGTATGCTCCTACTGTTACGCTCGCGCCATGGCCCATCGGCTTGGTCGCAGTTTCGCCCCCGAGTTTCACCCCGAGCGCCTCTCCGAGCCGCTATCCCGTAAGTCACCCACCAAGATATTCGTCGGGTCCAATGCCGACCTGTTCGGCGACTGGGTGCCAGCCGAGTGGGTTCGCTCAGTCCTCGCTATCGTTCGGCGTTGCCCGCAGCATACGTTTCAGTTCCTCACCAAAGCGCCCGAGAACTTGGTCAAGTACAACCCATGGCCCGCCAACTGCTGGGTAGGAGCTTCTGCCACCGACCAAGCGGCCATGAGCCGCGCGCTCTTCGCTCTCCAGTTTGTAAAGGCGCCAGTGCGGTTCATAAGTTGCGAGCCGCTGTTGGGACCTATTGCCGCCGACCTGATGCCCCTCGACTGGCTCATTATCGGCGCGCAAACCGGCAGCCGCCCACAGCAACCCCGCCCCGAGTGGGTGGCCGACCTGGTATCCGCTGGCCGTGTAGCCTGCGCGTCCATCTGGTACAAGGACAACCTGGACATCATGCCGCGAGTCAACGAGTGGCCAGCACAGGTTGCAGGCCCAATCCGACAAGCCGCTCTAGTGTAACGGCGAGCGCACCCGCCTCGATTTCCATGCCCAGACTGAGGCGGCCGATCTGTTCCGCCGCAATGGTCGTCGTACCACTTCCTACGTAGGGATCGAAAACCAGCCCCTGCGTGCAGTTGGCAAGCAACATCCGAAACCACGTTACCGGCTTACTGTGCGGATGGCCATCAAACTGCTTTGGCTCAGCCTCGCCATAGATCGTGCTCAGATGCTTGCCCCGCGGGTCGGGGCGGTACATAGAGCGCCCCCGCGTGTTCTGGACCATCCGCGGCTCTTCTGGTTCCCCATAGTGCGCACCGTCTGCGTTATACTCACTCTCCCCGAACCAAAGACAGAATCTCCCGCGCGCCAGCGGCCAACCAGAGTACCACCAGCTCGTGTAGCCGTCCCAAACAAACGCGCAACGAAACGATGGCCAGCCATCCACGGCGTCCAACAGGTGTCGATAGTTGCTGAACACCAGTGCATCCTTGCACGGCCAACGAATCCTGAGCAATGCGTCATCCCCGTCGTAGGGGGGATCGAAGACCACCGTATCCGGAACGGCACCGTTAAGCAAGCCCCCCACGTCCTCCGCGCTGGTGCTGTCGCCACACATCAGCCGGTGGCACTTGTCCGGCACCGTCACGCTGGGAATCTCCCACACCTGGCCGCGCTCCGTGCCCCACTGCTCGCGCAGCTCCTCCGCCCGGTCCACCTGCGGCTCGGGTGCCTCGGCGATCTTCTTCGGTTCCCCTTCCAATAGCGCCGTCAGTTCGTCCGCCGAGAACAGCCCATCGAAGTTCAGCCCCGCCTCCAGGTCCGCGGCGATCTGTTCGGTGTCCCACTCGGCCAGCTCCGCCGTGCGGTTGTCGTACAGCGCCAACTTGCGCTTGTCTTCGGCGTCCAGGTTGCTGCGCCGCACGGCAATGATCGTCTGGCCATCGGCGTCCACTACCTGCACACGCTCGATGCCGGCCTTGGCCGCCGCCTCGACGGTAGCGTTGCCGGCCAGGATGTTGCCATCTTCGTCGACGACGATAGACCTAGCAGCGCCAATCTCGCGAAGCGACTGCACGATCATATCGACGTTGCGTGGGCTGTGAAGTCGCCGATTCTTTTCGTCTGACTTTAGATCAGCCAGCATGTGCACGTCAGACACCATCACCCCCGCGCGTCTTTACGTCAGATTTACGGATAGGCACTTGACGTGTACCGCATTGTGTGGTACACTCTGGGCAGAGTAGAGAGAGACAGACGGAGGAACCAGAGATGAACCTGAACAAGATGGCGGCAGATATGGCGGCAGCCCGAGCACGCGACGAGGCCTGGGCACGCGAGACTGGCAACGAGACGCCCGCCGAGCGTATGGTGAAACTGATCCGGGCCGCTGATGCGAAATACCTTGCGGTGGCTGCCCACGTGCGGATGATCCGCTGCGACTGCGGCCACGAGGTCCCCGAGGGCCAGGCGATGAACGCCAGCCTAGGAACCGCCTGCCCGAGCTGCTACGACCGGATGAGCAACTAGGATGACCAAGACCACCTCGTTCCGACTCAGCGATCCGACCGCTCACCAGCTCGATTGGCTGGCCGAGCGGTACGGGAACCGCACCACCGCCGTCACCGTGGCAATCGACCGACTGTTCGCACAGCAAAGGAGCACCATGGACATCGAGACCACCCTGACGACCCTCGCCGAGGTCATCTATTCCGAAGTGTTCGGCCACCTGGACGACAAGGGTTTCCGGACCAGCAAGGTCCAGGAAATCCACGAGTGGCTGGAGGCCGGTGATCTGGACCCGCTGCCCACCGCCGCGGATCTGGCCGACGAGTGGCGCGAGTACGACGCCGAGGACGTCGCCGCCAATCCCGCCTAGCCTTCCCATCCTCCCCGCTCTCACGCCCCGGCGCCCTCGGCCGGGGCGATGCGAATACTCATCTTCGCCCGCCCAGATAGAACTCCAGGATAAAGTGCGCCTGGTTCACTTCCGCCCCAGGCCGGTAATCCGTCTCATGCACGCCCTTCACGCTATTGCACCGCCTGCAGAGCGGCTGGATATTGGCCACCGCGTCGCTCCCACCACGGCTGCGAGGCAACACGTGATCCCGCGTCAAGTCCGCCTCGGACCCGCACCGCAAACAGCGGTTGCCGTAGGCCTCGCAGATGGAAGCAAAGTCGCTAGTGATCATCCTAGTTCGTCTAGCACAGCAAGGCGCTTGAGCACATCAACGCTCCAATATACCATCCCACTACGGCCCCAGTTATCATGCCGATGATTCTCGCACTTGCGCAGAATGGAGAGGCGCTCGCCAAACAGTCCACTCGGACTAGCAGGCGGACTATCCTTAGCCTGGCCACCATCGTGCAGAAACAGAAGCCAGACAGGCCATGGCGTCCGCTCGTCCACCTGGCAATACTGCTCATAGTGGCACACATCGATACCTGTTACCCATCGCTCGGTTATGCGGTGCCAGGAGAAAGCTGTCTTGTGCTTAGCCTCGATCCAGAGCGCCTTTTCCTGATTGAACGCCAACAAGTCAGGCACGATCAGCGATCCTTCGGGCATGTACAGCCGTGGCCCTTTGCCGTTATCGATGATCTTCTCATATGCTGGCAGCACGGCAAAGCCCCTCGAGCGCAACCAGCACGCGATAGTCGATTCGCCAGCCAGGCCATATTCAAGCGTCTGCTGGAATGTCATCGTGTGAACACCGCCCCGAATGGCTCAAAGTACTCATGAAATGCAGAGGCGTTTGGCCCGAGATAGAGTACTGCTTGCCCTTGAAGTGGCGCGGCGCTTTCTCTGTCCGGCGACCAGAACCGCACCCGTCCCTGAGGGAAACATACCGCGTTGGCCAGGCTAGCGATGCATTGAAACCAACGCGTTTCAGTAGCATTGTTCACCAGGATAATGGCGTCGGTGATATGGCCCCGCGATACATCCTTGGCCATCTTCTCACAGAACTGTTGAATCAGTGGTTGCGCATAAGGCGGGTTCATGAATACTCTTCCACGCCACTCATGGGCCAGCCCATTATTCTCCGCGGTGTAAAAGACTGACGCGCCAACAACCTCGTTTGCCGTCTCCGTACTGGCCGGATCCAAGTCGATGCCGCCCATCACTGCACGCGCTGCTACGATATACTCCGTCGGCGTGTACCATTCGTTATTGCCACCGTTATGACTGACGTGGGCAAGGCGCTCCGGCGCCGTTTCCGGCTCTCGCATCGCCGCTATCAGCGCTTGCCGTGAGGGGAGCTCGCCAGACATGACGCGCTCGACAAGGTCTGGCACATAGGACTCCAGTATTGCTACCGCTTCGGCGAACTTGCCGTCCCGCTTGATAGTGGGTGCCGATACGCCCAAGTCGGCTGCGAGGCGTTCGGCGGTGGAAGCTGGATCATTTTGATCCAGCTTTTGCGGCCCACGCTGTCCGTCGCCCTTCTTCCGCATGTTATACAGCCGCCCACGCAGGAGACTCGCTGCGTCAGGATGCAAGTTGCGCCGCCCGAGCTGGTTGGTGATAATCCAAATGATGGCTGCATCCCTGTCGGGCAGACGCAGATAAGCTACTTTGTATGGCAGCCTATGCTTGTCGCAGATAGCTTTGCGGTTGTGCCCGTCCAGCAGGATGTTTCCAGTCGCCCATACTGCTAGCGCATCCCGACAGCCATCAGCGAGGATACTGGCCTCAAGTCCCGTATATTCGTCCGTCATCAAGGCCGGACACAAGGCCGCAAACTCAGCGTCAACGATGATGTCGACCAATGCGTTCCTGCCCTTCCGTCCTCATATCAAAAAAGGGCCGTCTCCGGCCCCCCTCTACTCCCCGCGCAACTCTGGTAGAGCGCCGCGCAGCGCCTCCATCTCCGCCTTGTCAAACCACCAGGATCCGGCTATCTTGCCGCCCGGCACCACTATCTTGTCTGCCATCCGCTTGGCCATCTTGGCAGGCGTCAGCCCCAACAGCGCCGCCGCCTCTTTCAGAGTCAGTTGGTCGGGCCCGAACTCCCGCGGCCTGCTGGGTCTGCCCCCGGACCTGCGCGGATGCGCGGCCCTCCAGGCGTCCACCTCATCCACCCGATACAGCAGCGAGCGCCCGATCCGCCCGTGAGGCTGAGGCCCCTTGCCGTGACAAGCCAGGACCGCCATGTAACTCACACTGTAGCCCAGACGTTGCGCCACCTGCCGGCGCGTGAGTAGACGCGAGCCAGGCAGAACACCGCCATGCTCTACCTGGCTTTCTTGCGTCCTGGCCGCCGTCTCTACGTCCATGACAACATCATATCATATCTGTCACATTGTGTCAAGAATACCCTCAGCCCCCCACAAAGTCGGCGATGATCCCGGCCGCCGCGGCGTCGAATCCGCACACATCCATCATTCCGCCATCGTTCGGATCCGCGACGCTGAACTCGTTGGGCACGACGGCCACAACCGCCAGCTTGGCGTCGATTCCGGATTCCTTGCGATACTTTGCCAGCGCCTGCGTCGGGTGGATTCCCCCGCACCAGGTCTCGGAGTCGGTGTAGACCACAAAGGCGTCCGCCTTGTAGATCGACTGCCGCTTCTTCTCGTAACCGCTATTCGACATACCACTCGTCTCCCCGTCGTATCCGAGCGCCCACATCATCGGCAGAGCGCAGTCGGTGCCCCCCATCCGCAGCGCGCTCGTCTTGCGCACCACGTCGTCCAGCCTCTCGCGCGGCGAGATCTCCAGCCGCACGAACTTCTCCGCAAAGGCCATGATCTCGTGCTGCGGCTCGGTCCGCGCCGTGATGAGCGCCATCGCCGCCGCCGCTTCCCGGCACGTCAGAGGGGAGCCCATCATCGGGCTATCCATCGATCCGGACACGTCGATGGCCAGCACGACCCGCTTGTTGGTCGGCGTCACGTTGTCGAACGCGGCGTAGAAAGCCCCGTCCAGAGCGTCCACAATGGCCGAAACGGGCTGCCAGCTGAGGGACCCCTTCATCCCGCGCCCCCGCGAGTAAGTCTTCATCGCCAACAGAATGGCGAACGGATGCACCCGGGGCAGTTCCCCGGCCAGCACGGACAGCACGCGCTGGTTCGCGTCGGCGAAGGGGCCCAACAGGCCGTTGGCCGTCATCCGCCCCAAGTTGCGCACCATGGCCATCGCCGGAAGATGCGGCAAGAGCGCGCCCCAAACTTTCGCGGAGCCCAGCCACTTGGTATCGATAGCCTCCCAGGGCAACCCATATCCCTCGATGAGCGAGACGACCTCCTTCTCAGTTTCCGCCGCCGCTGCCTTCACGTACGCGTCGATCAGCGGCAACCCGGCGGATTCCCCCTTGGTAATCCAGTGGTAGACGGCGTTGTTGCGCGCGCTCTTCGGATGCGCCAACCGCAGCATGTCCCGGTGCGTCCAGCCGTCCCGCTGGCGGTACTTGACCGCCTGGTAGGACAGGTTCTCGACCGACTTCTCGTCGTACCACCTGGCGACCGCCGTGCGCAGGCCGCGCCCCCAGCCGCGGAAGCCCTCGACGTACTCGGCAAAATGGAACAAGTGGGTCCCGATGCGCGCCACCTTGGGCAGCGCGGCAAAAGCATCCGCCTTGGCCGCAGACGTGGTGCATAGCGCCAAGGCGAACAGGGCCGGATCGTTCTTCGCGGCCCTGCCGGAATCGCTGATCTCGACCACCCGCCGCACGACGCGAGCGGCATCCGCGGCAATACACCGCTCGACCGCCTTGGCGTTGTCGCGAGTCAACTGGCGCTCGGTGGCGTAGTACGAACCGCCCTCCGAACCGAGAATCAGGAACCTGTCCAACCGCGTCCAGTCGTCCACCGGATAGGCGTGGCCCCCGGCCGAGTTCTCGACCTGGCCCGCCAGCGGCTCCGACTGCGGCGTCTCCAACGTCGAATAATGTCGCCTGTAGTTCATTGTCCCTCCCCAAAAGAAAAAGTCGGGCAAGAGTGTTGGCCACGGGTTATGTTATCCTGATAACCGTAGTCAGCCGGCCCGACTATCACACGACGCATCGGATAAGATCGACCCCGACGCTCAGTTGTGGACGGCAGGAGTTGAACCTGCATCACCCCATTACAAGTGGTAACCCTCATCCAGCCGACCCGTAATCGGATAAGAAGTTGGCAAGGGCGTTTAGGCGCTCTGCCGTTGAGCTACGTCCACGAGAAGCATTGTAGCACATCATGTTATCATTGTCAATAGCCCGAGGAATTGTCTTGCCGTTCACGCCTCCTCGACTTCCCCGAACGCGGCCTTTTCATCCATGTACACGGCAAAGCCAGGCCAATTATACCCTACGTTGTATACAGCTCGCTGGTAGTAGTTAAAGGCTTCCTCCCTATTGAGGGTAACAACGTCTCTGGTAAGACGCACCAAAAAGTACAGTTGCTCACCCCTCATAAGAGTGGCCTAACCAAGTTCGGCGATTTTCTCCGCCTTCTCCGTGTCGTACACGTAATCATGAATCATCACACGCACTGCTATTCCTCCCGCGCGTCGCATACCCAGCCCCAAAGCATGAGCGCGAACACGCCGCCAATCACCCCACCTAAGACACAGGCTAGAAATACCTCCCAGAACGCCACGCTATTCCTCCCTGGGATACCGGGGCTCCTGCCTTCCGGAGGCTCCAAAGATGACCATATGCGCTTGGAGCGCCCGGCATCCCGCTACTCACGCGCCACGCCGCAAGTCCGCGATGCCGCACCGCTCGCAGACGCGCATCGCGTTGGGCCGCACCTGCATCTGTCCAGCACAGATCGGGCAACCCCGCCCAACGCCCTCCAATCGCTGCTTTGCCAGAATGAGCACGTCTGCGATCTCCTGCAAGCGCGGCACCAGCCACTTGGCTTTCAGCGCGTCATACTCGGCTGTCTCGATCTCACCCGGCACGATGCGCAGGCCCTTGTCGTCCTTCACCAGGCCGGCGCCCAAACATCGTAGCACGTGCAGGATGTTCACCAGCGCGCGATCCCCGACAGAGCTGCGCTCAGCGATCAGCAGGAGTACCTCCCACGGCTCGTGATCCTCGATCAGTTCCGGCCGCGGGTCGTGGCCCATCGGGTTGTCGCAGTAGGTGCTAAGCGCCATCCTCGCCCCCTAGCGGACGGCAGTCCCCGAGAAGTGGCGTCCGCTCCACCCGCCGTAGACGCTTGACCGGACCCGCACAATCCGCAAGGGTAAGCCAGAACCGGATCGCCGTGCGAGGCTCTATCGCCTCCGTATCCAGGATCGTGAAAGCCGGCTGACTCACCAAATCGTAACCGTCCGGCTCCAAGTACTGCCGCGCCACCGCGATCCCCTTGGTCGCCTGGTTCATGGCCGCCGCGCCGCAGGCGACCATCTCGATCTCCTCGTACTGACGCAATCCGTGGGCGATGGCCCCGGCCAACTTCCGCGGGCTCGACGTACCCGCCACCCGCAGTACCGTATTGGCTCCCATTATGGCCTCCGGTTAGAACGGCATCGATTCCTGAGTCACCCCCGATCCAGTCGCCAGCGGTTCCGTGTCCAGTAGGGCCATCGCCTGCTCGAAAGTGATGGGCAGGTCGCTGATAGCCTTGCCTTCCACCACGCCAAGCCGGTGGAGAAGCGCGACCTTGGACAGCTTGAGTTTCTTACCCTTGTCCAATAGAGCCTTCTGCTTGGCCTCATCCTTGGCCCAATGAGGCGCCTCGGCCTGCTCCTCGATCTGCTCCTCGACGATCTCGCCGGTGGCCTCATCCACCACCTCGGCATCAATCACTTCGGCGTCCTCGAACTCGGCGGGCCCCTGGTTAGTCGCCACATCCTGCTCCACACCAGACTTGAGCATGGGTAGGTTAAGTTTCGTGATCTGCTGCAGGCCACGCACCCACTTGGCCGCCGGCTCCAGCGTCACCAGCCAGTGCGCACGCCGCGCCCGCTTGCCGTCAGTCCCCGGCGTCGAGATTTCCTTCTGCACCCGACGGAGCACCATGGGAATGCCGCGCAGGTCCACCGAACGTCCGCCATGTATCTGCGACTCGGCAATGGCATTGAGGCTATCGTAAATGCTGGTAACATCATGGATGCTGCCGGTCCCAAGCGTCGCGTAACCGACGTAGCCGGCAGCCCATAGCTCCGGCACGATGACCGTGAGGCGCCCGATCACCTTACAGTCCTTATCCTTCTGCGCCTTGTCGGCATACGGGCAGGCTTTCGTATGCGTGGCGTCGGCCAGCACATAGGCGCCGTTTTCCAGCCACACGGTACAGTCGGCACCGTTGCAGCGGTGCTGGAGCCCCCCCGCTTTCCACTCCTCTCGCCAGGTGGCAAAGTTCTCGTCAAGTCCAGGATAGGGCAGATAGACCGTGAGGATAGACGGTTCCTTGCCGTGGGCCGTCTCGAAGGCGGTCTGCACGTCGGGCAGGTCGCTCGTGAATCGGAAGTAGCGCAACTCGCGCCCCGGCCCCTTCCTGTTCGGGTCCATGGGCGCGCCTTTGCGAAGGCGGCCAAGGCTGGGGAACTGCGCGATGCGATCCGTGTCTTGGGTCAGTCCGAGAATCGGGCTCATGCTATGCCTCCTGTTATGCTAGCGTCAATGATACACGCCGCTCATAAAGCATCATCTTGTACCGGTACTGCCTCCTTTTCACGCGGGTTCGCCACCGGCACGCCAAGGTAGAACTCGCGCACCTCGGCTTTGCCCTTGTTGACCAAGGGTAGGCACTGCGCCTTCACGTTCTCCTTGGCCATGTCCCAGAGTCCGCGCATGGCCGCGTCCAGATCGTCCTCCACGTCCAGGTCGGCCCACATGGAGCATTCGACTGTGGCGGAGTTGTATTCCCCCAAATTGCATTTACGCCCGTAGGTTACGCTCACCGTCTTGATCCTCATGTGTCGCCTCCTTGATCGCTACTACATGCCCTAGTATAACATATGCTTATGGCATTGTCAAGGTATCCTCATTGGCAACGGTGTCGCCCTCGGAGATTCTGACCACATCGTCAACGCTACGGACAATGTGATATTCACCATGATTAGCCAGAATCTTGTCACGCATCTCGGCCTCCGCCTCCGTCAGCTTGCCATTGGCGCTTTTGATTTCTACCCACAAAACGCGCCCCCGACGCAGGCATATCAGGTCGCTCCAGCCCGGTAGGAACTGAGCCACCTGGTAGGTGTGCCACACCTGCCACAGGAGGCCGCTAAACACGGCGGCCAGCTCATCATGGTTAGCGTCCTTCTTGGCGTCACGTCGAGGCATCTCTCCTCCCGTTCATCACTCGCGCTATAACCTCGCCTAGCCTCGCCAGAATGTCTTTCTTTCGCTCTGACCATTCACCGGCCATACACCGCTCCGCGTCGCTGGCCAGTGCCAGTAGCGCGTATCCCGCCGTGCGAAATGCCCGAGCCGCCTCCATATGCTCACGAACCGCCATTGTCGCGGATCCCCCGCAGAATGCGGTCAGCGGCCTCCTGGCGTTTCATCCACTGCCCCATCAAAAAGGCCACGAAGACCATGCCGATCACCGCCCCGACGACTCCGCCGACCGTGCCCAGCAAGAGCGCCAAACCTGGCGAGATCATAGCCCGCCCTCCATTCTGTCGTCCACATCACTGGCGATGCGCAGCACGCAGTAGACTACTAGCAACAGAATCAGGCCGACTAGAATCAGCGCGAACCCCCACCATGGCATGTCACACCTCCCTCGGCCAGCATGCATTAGAATGACTCGACCGCTTCCAGATCCTCCGCGAGCACGTCTAGCGGCTCGCGCCACCGTTCCGTCACCGCCACTCTCCAAACCCGGACGCCCTTGCCATTCTGGGACGTCCAGCCGACTTCGTCCTCCCACCAGCGCTCCCCGCAAAACCGGACGCTCCAGCCGACGATGATTCCTGTTGGCAAAGCCACTAGATTCTCTGGCGGCATCGGTCTACGCAAAACCACCCGCCAGTTGTGGGTGTGG